TTATGGCTTTAAGCCTTCAATTGCAAGCCAAGAGACAGTAATAGGGAAAATGAAATCCACTATTCATCACACAGGGTAATCTTTTAAACAATTATAAAATGGATAATTTACAGTACATCCGTGATGCCATCAGAGAAAAAGGCAATCGGACACAAGTAACAGTTGTAAGGTGGGAAATTAACCCAGTAACAGGCGCACAAGACATGCCATTCAATGTCAGTGTTAATGCTGCTATTGCACTTCGTGAACTTTCTAAACCTATCAATAAAAGGTCTTTCAGTTGGGCAAGAATCAGACCTACTGGAGATGTTTATGTTGGCAGATCAGCCAAGGCTGGAGACCAAAATTCACTTAGCAATCCGGAATTGCTTTCTAAGCTGAAGGAAGAATTGAAGGCACAAGTTAGGGCTGAACTTGAGGCTGAATTGGCTGCTGAAGCAGAGGAGAAACCAAAGCGCAAAAAGAAATCAGTTGAAGAGTCAGGTGATGAGCCTACTTTGGACACTGCTGCCCTATTCGATTCATTTAGCAATCCACAGATATGAGCATGAACATTAAAGAGTTTTTGATTTCTCAGGCTAAAAGAGCCGGAGTATCAGATGATCCTGAATTTAACTTGATGATTTCAGCATCTGTTCTGAATGACATTCAAGTACCGGAGGCTGTGAGTAATAAATTCAATACCAATCTGTATGATTTTGAACTTGCCAAAACAAGCCTTGACCTTAAAAAGCACTTCATCAGCAACTATATGATGGGCTATGATGAGGAGATTGTGAGAATGGCTAAAGAGTATGGTCTTGATGGCAATGCCGTTGAGGAACTTAAAGTGACCAAGAACTCGGGCGATAAAATCAAGCTTGCTCTGAAGAAGATGAAGGAACTTGAGGAGAAGGCTAAGAACTCTGTCAATTCTAATCAGTCTGATGAGTTTCTAAAGAAGATGGCTGAGGCTCAATCTAAATATGATGATTTAGTGAGCAAAGCAGAGGCTGACAAGTCACTAATTGAGCAAAGATATGTGACAAAGATGAAGCAACTTTGGGAACAAACTCAGCTTAATGGCATCCAATGGAATGACCAAATCCCTGAAGCTGCTCGGATTCCTGCTTACCAGGCAGTACTTGAAAGAAAGTTGTATCAATTAGATGGTCAAATTATTTATGATGCAGAAAGAAATGCTGCTAAGTTGGTGAATGCTAAAGACCCATCATTGCCATTAGTTCATAATGGTAGGGAGTTTAGTTATTCTGACCTTTCTGCATTAGTTTTGCAAGAGAATAAGCTGTTAAAAGAGCAAGGGCAAGGTGGCACTACTCCGACTCAATTACCAGCAGGCACACCCACAATTCCGGCTTTTGCTCAAGGGCAAAGCCAAGGCACACCAATCCCTGCCTCAATCAGAGGCGCACTCGCAGACATATCTAATGTGGCTGCACAAATGCGTTAAAAACTATGTCATTATCAACAGCTAATGTCTGTCCAGCGATATTAACCTCGCTGTCTGACAACCTAATAAACAACCCGGCTAATGTTGCCATCCATGGTGGAACACTTGCTGCCTTGAATGATCCTTCAAACCTTCGTTCAGGTCAAATCATTCGTCAAGCTAACGACAATGGAACTGGAACAAGCCGTGAGGTTCGTGTAACTTTCAAGCAGCGTCAAATTGCTGAAGATGCAGTAGACACTAAAAACTGCACACCAGGTGAGCAGATGAACTACATTGAGTCCACTTTCCAAGTGAACAATTATCGTGGTGTATCTTTCACTTTATCCGAGGCTCAACTTCGTACCTATTGCGCTGCTTACTCTGAGTTGGTTCAATTGACTGGTTCAACTGATCCTAATCAGATTGTAACTCGTGCAAATGCTATTGGTGCTGCTGGTGGTGCTTTGTCAGTTGTTCGTGAGATGTTCACAGACTTTCAACTCTCTGCCAATGCTCTTGTTCAGGCAATGAATGCTGACCTTCTTGCTTCTATCTCCGGTTCAGTTGGTAGCTGGTACGGTGGTGCAACCAACCCTACTTATGTAGTTGAAGGTACAGATGGTTCAATCTATGCTGCTGGTCTATTCGGCATGAAGCAGAACTACATGAACACTGGATTCAACGGTTCTCCAATCATCATTGGTGGTGCAGGCGCACTTCAGAGAGTTTGGATGAATGATTCTCGTTATTTCGGTCAGGGTGCTAATGGTATTAACTTCTCAACTGTTCGTGACAACACTGGACTTGCTGAGTTCTATTTTGATACCAATGCAGCTGCTGCTTTAACTGATGAAAATTCAGCTGTTGTATTTGCTCCTGGTTCACTTGTTTACACTCCATACCTTCAGTATGTTGGCTCTTATGGTCAAATCGGTGTGATGAACCGCTTTACTATGCCAATCCCAGGATTGCCTCAGGTTAAGTGTGATGTTCGTATTCTTCCGGATGAGTGTAATGAGACTTATGCTGTTTGGATGGAGTGCTACTTTGATGTATTTGCTGCTCCAACTACTCTATTCCCAACTGGAGACAGTAATGAAGGAGTAAATGGAATCTTTACTGCTCAGTTCACAACTGCTGCCTAATCCTAATCTTTAGGACAAAAAAAGAGGGAGGCCACAAGCCTCCCTTTTTCATTCGGAATTGTTCATTACTAACCAAATTAACATTACCTAATGCTTAAACCTATGTTCTCACGCATTTGCGCACCAGGTACATGCTCACCATCTTTAATAGCCTTGCCTATCTCAGCCTTCCAAGGCTCTTTCTTAATGAGCCAAAAAGCCGGAGGGATTGAATCTTCATCAAGTATCTCAACTGAAACACTTTTGCGAGTTGATAGCTTGGCTAAGGTAGTCTCAAACCTCTTGACTCCTTTGCTATCCTCCTGCCCAAATAACATCAGAGCAGCAAGCAGGTTCTCTCTGAGTTTTTCAACTGTCTTATCCTTTGCCTTTTTGATTGCCTGAATTCTCTTGAGTTCAGCAGCTGCCTGATCTGATTCAGATTCAAGCTTAAGGATGAACTTAGCATAAGCCTCAGCCTTGTGGCTAAAGTTCTCTCTACGGATAGCCAAGTCCTCCATTAATTCATCGGTGACCTCACCACCGTTCTCCTCCATCAAGCTGATGAAGGAGAGTTCTTCTTGAGTCAATTGCCAAAGTGATGCCATGACTTAAAAAGGCAAATCATCAAATGAATCATGAATGCTCACTGGTGCTGCTTGTGCCACTTGTGTCGGTTGTGCCACAGGCTTAGGCTGAAGAAGTTGCTGAAACTCCTTAGAGCCTCTTACCATCTCCTTCATGAACTCAGGCATGGTGTCAAACTTAGCCTGGTTATAGTCAAGGACTGAAAACTCAAAAGTAGGATTGATTTGGGCAGGGCATTCCATGCCTTTCATCACAGGACTAATGCTTGCAATCCTTTCATAAACCTTCTCAGGATTGCTCTTAGAAGCCTGATGGAATATGCTAATCATGCAAGGCTTTGTAAGCAGCTTAGCCACATCAAACTCCTTTGCTTCATCTTCTGTGAATGCCTTGCCTCTCCAACCTGTGAGCAATGCTCTGAGAGTGCTTTTCTCATTCATGCTTAGTGTAACTTCCTTGCTGATGACACAAGGCTGCTCACCTTTGTCTGCATTGAAGCATCTAAGTTCTGTGGGAAGTTCCCAAGTTATGCGGACAAGATTTGTCCACTTCTCTTCACCTAAGTAGGACTGCTTAACAGTGCCAAGGTGAACCATTGAATAGCACCTTGCTAAGTAAGTGCCTGCTGGGATTAACTCTCTCTGAGTAGTCTCTCCGGATGATTTTGCGATAATTGCCATTTGGTTATAGATTAAAAATTAAAAACTTGTTAATGCCATTGCGCCTATCAGGAAGGCAAAGAATCTCAACAGATGATAAAGATTCTCTTTGAAAGGGGTTTCAGGAAGTTGCATGATGGTAGGTAAAAATGGGAGGTGTTACCCTCCCTTGTTATTTATTTAATGCTGTTTGCAAAATTCTGAATCATTGAATATGTCCATCCAGATGTTTCAATTTCTTTTTGTTCTGATTCAATATCAAAAATTTGATTGAATGCTTCACTGTTTAAAATTTCCTGAAGCTCTTTTTCTTGTTCTGTTGTCATTTTTTTGTTTGGTTATGTTTTGAACTTGTGCTGCTCCGTTGCAGTGATACAAATGTAATACTTGTTTTTTTATCTGCAAATATATCTGCAAAAATAATTAAGATTTTTTTCTGTATAGCCTCCCATGCTTCAGAAGCACATGATTTTGCTTGCTGTCCACTATCATCATTTTGCCATCCTGCTCCTCTAAGTGTAGCCTGTGCCACACCTTTTGAAAGTGATCAACACTCAGATTGTACTTCTGCTTGTAAGCCTCATAAGTCAATCTCTCCTTCTTTGGCCTTGTGCCTTTGATGCTCAGAATCTCCTTAACCATTGCCTGGTTATATTCATTCACAAGCACCCAAGGCTTGCTATATCCTTCCATAGGAATCATGGCAAAGCAATCCTTGTATCTACTGAATCGATGCTGAGGGATGTTGAACTTCCGGCAGAAGTCACTCATTTTTAAAAAATTCATACTTAATTCTAATTGGCTTAGGTTTGCAAATGTAATTGCAAGAAATTTATGGCAGGCTTCTATTTTGAATATTTAGTTAATAAACCACTCATTGACCTATCCGGCCCATTCAAAAAGTATGTAGGCAAAGAGGATGAGTTTCAAAAGTCTGTTGCCAAATATCTTGACAACATTCAGGCCACTTGGTTTCACTGCCCAAATGGAGGCAGCAGGAATGCTATAGAAGCAAGCAAGTTGAAAGCAATGGGAACTAAGCCAGGAGTGCCGGACTGCTTAATCCTTGATCAATTAAAAGGCTTCTCAGGATTAGCCATAGAATTAAAAGTAGGATATAATAAACCATCAGAGCAACAATTAGCTTTCTTGGATAAATTAGTGGCTCAGAATTGGCTTGTGATTGTCTCATGGTCACTTGATGAGGTTATTACTGTCCTTGATTGGTATTACAACATAAATCAGAAAAATGAAGATAAATCAGAAAGGCTTTTGGGAGAATAAGACTGCTGAAGGCCATCACCATGATAAGAGGCTTGCAACAGCTATCCTTGCCATGCTCAAGAAGGATGAGTGCAAGACACTTGTAGACTTTGGCTGTGGCATGGGTTACTATCCTGAGCAGTTCAGGCTTGCTGGAATCTATTGCCAAGCTTATGATGGCAATCCTAATACCTATGCACTCACATTAGGCACAGGCAGAACTCAAGACCTATCTGTTGAGTTTGACCTTAATGAGAAGTTTGATTGCGTCTTGTCTTTAGAAGTTGGGGAGCATATCCCGGCAGAATTTGAAAGCATCTACTTAGACAACATTGCCAAGCATGCAAAGAGCATGATCATCTTATCATGGGCAGTGCCTGGGCAGAATGGTGATGGGCATGTCAATTGCCAAACAAATGAATACATCATTGACCAAATGCATCTGAGAGCCTACACACTTGATGAAGTAGCTACTAAGGCACTCCGTAATGCATCCAGTTTGTGGTGGTTCAAGAATACCATTATGGTTTTCAAATAATTTATTTTGATTGTTGCCTAAATTGGTTTTTTATTTGCAAAAAAATAATCTAACCAATAAAGCAAATGAGCCAAGAGCTATTAGACAAGCTTGCTGAGTGCAAGCGCATTGCCGACAATCACCGGAGGGCAAGGGATTATCACAAGGAGCAGACTGCCAAAGTAAAGCAGTTGAACCAGGATAATCTGCATAAGCTAAACAATGCAAACAATGACTACATAAAGCTTCAGAAGGAGTTTTATTACTGGCGGTCTGTGACCTTTGCCATCACTGTGTTTGCCTTAGCCATGACTGTTTTATTCTTTCACTGCATGAGGAAATGAAAAACGACTTTAGCAAGTTTACCTGCTTTGTTCGGGGCATAATAGAGACAGGCTTTGTCATCAAGCATTCAGACAAGGCTCTTAGGCATGATGTGAAGCTGCACTTCAATAGGCTACTCCATCACTCTGTTGAGTTTGAGAAGTTCCTGCACCAGCAATTAGGCAAAGACATGGCAGAGGCAGAGGATACAATCAACAGTTCTATTATTGATCTTGTGTGGCAAATCTTTGACATGGAGGAGGAAGAGGTAAATAGGTTCATTGATTACATCAATAATTTTGATGACCATTTGAAAAAAGAAGCTTAGATTTGCATGTCGAAAGACCCCGATTGAGACCCGGGATAAATAAAGAGCAATGAAAAATATTAAAGCCCCATTCGGTCAGTACTTAGCAGCCTTACTCTTGGCTGGTCTCACTAAGGAAAACCGGATGGGGTTTTTGTTTTATGGAAAAGAGTTATAAAGTTCCTTTTGCTTATGATTCAGAAGGAAATATGGTTGATTATATATCAGCCGTAAAAGGCATTCATTATAAATGTGAATGTGGCAAAAAGGTTGCCTTAAGAGGTGGTGATAAGATTAGCCCTCATTTGTATCATGTAGAACCTACTGAGTGCAATGGTGAATCATTGATTCATAAAGCCTATAAAAATGCATTTGAAAGAGTTAAGTCCATCAAATTACCTTATGTTGTTAATGGTTCAGATTTATTAGAATTTGACAGAATTGAAATTGAAAAAAAGTTTGGAGATATAATTCCAGATGCAATCGGTTACATTAATGATGTGCCTTATTTTATTGAGTTTGCTCATACATCATTTATAAAGGAGAGGAAGCTTAATAAAATTAAACAAGCAAATGTTTTTTGTCTTGAAATTTCAATATGCACCTCTTATGATAGGTTAGATCAAATTAAAGACCATATAAAAAAATTAACTACATATAAAGAGATTGTACATGTTCCTGAATACAAGGAAATGATTGAGCTTCGGGAGAAGTTTAGATTTGAATGGAAAAAATTGCAAAAAATAAATCATGATTTGGACTTAGAAAATAAAAATCTCAAGGCAAGAATTGATGAAATAAATAGTTCCCTATCAGATTTTAGAGGTGAAACAATTTATGCACTTGATAGATGTGGGGAAAAATTAAGGACTTTAATTTATAAAAGAGCATGAATGGGTATCAACTAACCAGGCAATGGTTTGAATGGAGATTTAATAACCCAGGCAAGCTTTCTGCTGGGCATGCAGAACTTTATTTTTACATTGTTGATCGGTGGAATTATTTTGGTCAAAAGGCTGAGTTTGGACTTCCAAGATTGCACACTATGGAGGTGCTTTCAATAGGTAGTCGGAATACTTACAAGAAACTTTTTGGTGATTTAATTGAACATGGATTTATTAAGTTAATCCGTGAATCGTGTAATCAATATCATCATTCCTCAATAATTGGCTTGTCAAAATTTGAGCAAGCACCTGACACACCACTTGACACACCAACTGAGCAAGCAGTTGAGCAAGCAGTTGAGCAAGCACCTGACCCAATAGATAAACCAATTAACCAAAGAACTAAAGAACCAATTATTACACAAACAGATTTAGAAAAGTCATTAATTGATTTTGAGTCTAAATATGGCAAAAGTATGATTGATGAATTTTTTGCCTATTGGACTGAAACTAACCAAAAAGGTAAAATGAGATTTCAGGCTGAAAAGTTTTTTGATTTATCAAGAAGACTCGCATATTGGAAAAGTAAAGAATACAACTTTCCTAAAAACAAAAAAGAGGCAACCACGGATGTTCCGGCGGAAAATGCCTCCTATAAGCCTCCTCATCAGAAGGGAGTTGATTTCTCAAACTGCATACCTAAATCAAGACAATAATGGAATTTCAAAACGAAGAAGTAGAAAAGCAAGTCCTATCAGCCATGATGCTTTATGATGAAGAAAGATTAGAAGCTTTCAACATCCTGCCATCAGTGGAGGTTTTTCAAGTAGAGAAAAACAAGACCATAGCAAAGGCCATACAAGCCCAACATGATGCTGGAGAGCCAATCAATTTGGAGACTCTTGCACTAACCTTAAAAAAGTCAAACCTCATCAATGAAGCTGGAGGCATGAAGTATGTTGCATCTGTCTTCACAAGTTTAAAGAATCCTGGTCACATTGAAATTCATTGCAGGATACTTGTTGAACAATACCTGAAAATGAAAACCTATTTCATTGCTCAGGACTTGCTTGCAGGATCTACTTCAGATGCCATTGATATTTTTGAACACCTTGCTAAAATTCAACTTCAATCTGATAACCTACTTGCCTCGACCATCAACCAAACCGATGAGAATTTTCAGAAGGCCTTAATTGAAACTTCAGACAGTTGGTTTAATCGGGCAGAAGGAACAATCGGAGGCTTTTCAACCGGAATAGAATCACTTGATAAACTTTGCGGAGGATTTAACCCTGGTGAACTTACAATTGTTGGAGCAAGACCCGGGCAAGGGAAAACTGCACTTGTGGTGAGCATAATGCGGAACTTAGCAAAGCAGGGAATCCCATGCGGAATGTTTAGCCTTGAGATGACCAAATCAGAACTAATCCAAAGGCTTGCCAGTCAGGAGTCAGAAGTTTATGCTTTTAAAATAAAGCAGAATGAACTCAACAACTTAGACAAGGATTCACTAAAAAGGGCAGTTGATAGGATGGCAAACTGGAACTTGAAAATAAGTGAGGATGGTTACATGAACATCAGGAAGCTTAGAACCAAGGCAACCATGTGGAAGAATAAGTTTGGGGTAAAAATTATCTTTCTTGATTACCTACAACTTATGGAATCTGTAAATCCTAAAGAGACTAACCGAGTAAACATAATCGGAGAGATTTCAAGAGGCCTGAAACTTCTTGCTAAAGAACTTCAGATTCCAGTAATAGCCTTAAGCCAATTAGCAAGGAGAGTTGATGAGAGGCAGGATAAGATGCCAATGATGTCAGACCTTAGAGAATCAGGAAGCATTGAACAGGATGCTGATGTGATTTGGATGATGCTTCGACCTGAATATTATTATGAAGCTACCAGCACCACCAAAATAGGAGACAGAGAATACCCGAATGAAAATTTATGTATCATTGACCAAGTAAAGATGAGATCAGGCTCAACTGGAATCAAACCTTTATATTTTGATGGCCCATTAATGCGACTTAGAAACTATGAATAACATAAGCATCAGCCAAGTGCCTTCCATGTGGGAAGGCATTGCAACCTATGAGAATGATTTGTTTTACTTCCAACCCAAACAAGAGATGACAGTCCAAGACATCAGATTCTTACTCAATCGCAAGTGCAAGCAACTAAGAGCCAAACTTGAGTCCAACCTGACTCCTGGTTACCAATCAAGATGGCAGAATCAACTTGACCTCTATGAGTCAATCTTAAAACACTTACCTTTGCAGTAAACAACTTAAAGCTATGCCATTGAAAAAGGGATATTCAGCTAAGACAATTAGCAAGAACATAAAGACAGAAATGAAGTCAGGCAAGCCTCAGAAGCAAGCCGTAGCAATTGCTCTATCTGTGGCTAAGAAGGCCAAGAAAGCAGCTAAAGTTTCAATGCCAAGCATGAAGCTAAAAACAAAGTAATCCTCCATGCAAGTAGTATCTATAACCAACATTAAACCCAATCCGAGCAACCCAAGACTTATCAAGGATGATAAGTTTAAGAAGCTTGTGCAATCACTAAAAGACTTTCCTGAAATGGCTAATGTCAGGCCAATAGTGGTCAATCAGGACATGGTTATCCTTGGTGGTAACATGCGCTTTAAGGCCATGAAGGAAGCTAAGTGGAAAGAGATACCAGTTGAAGTTGTTGATTGGGATGAGGCCAAGCAAAGAGAGTTTATCATCAAGGACAATGTAGGTTTTGGCGAATGGGATTGGGATGATCTTGCAAACAATTGGGATGCTGAAGAACTTGATAAGTGGGGCTTAGATGTTCCACAATTTGAGACAGAGCAATTAGAAGCTGAAGAGGATAATTATGAGATGCCTGATGAAGTTCAGACTGACATTGTAATCGGTGATTTGTTTGAAATAGGTGAGCATCGTTTGCTTTGTGGAGATAGCACTGATTCAGATGCTGTTGCTAAATTGATGGATGGTCAGAAGGCTGATATGGTTTTTACTGATCCTCCATATAATGTTGATTATGGAAATATTAAACATCCAAAATTCAAACAGAGGTCAATAGAAAATGACAATATGAGTGGGGATGAATTTAAAACCTTTTGTCAAGGCTTTGCTTCAAATATTAAATTATTTTGTGATGGAGTTGTTTATTGCTGGGCTGGCCCAGGTAAAGATGGAAGAATCATGTTTACCATTCTTGATGAAACACTCCATAATTCAACAGTAATAGTATGGAATAAAGATCAGTTTACATTAGGAAGAGGTAAATATCAAAATAAACATGAATTATGCTGGTTTGGATGGAATAATAATGGTTCATCATTTACAGACAATAGAACATTAACTAATGTATGGGATTTTGAAAGGCCAAAAAAATCTGAATTACATCCAACTATGAAACCTATTAACTTAATTGAAAACGGATTAAACCATAATCCTAAAGCATTAAGTATATTAGATTTATTTCTTGGATCAGGCTCAACAATGGTCGCCTCTCATCAACTTAACCGCAAATGTTACGGGATGGAACTTGAGCCAAAATACTGTCAGGTTATCATTGACAGGATGCTTAAATTAGACCCTACATTGCAAATAAAAAGGAACGGTCAGCCATATCTGACTGAAGGTACTTTACAAGGACAAAACAAGGATGCCAAGACCCGAGAATCTTGAAAAAGGAAAATGGAAAAAAGGGCAGTCAGGTAATCCTGCTGGCAGACCTAAAAAACTCCCTGAGCTAAGGGAGTTGCTTGCTAATGTCCTTGGTGATGAGAAGGATGGCAAGACAGCAGCAGAGGCCATCCTGATGGCTCTGAGAGCCAAGGCTACCAAGGGTGATGTAAGAGCAGCAGAGTTACTCTTGGATAGGGCTTATGGCAAGCCAAAGCAAGACATAGACATTGAGGCTAACATTGCCACAGTCATCAGGCCAACTGCAATAAGCAAGAAAGGCAATGACTCAGCTTGACTTGTCAGATGCTGACCTTTGGCAGCCTAAGTATCTTGATGCAGTAACTGACCCAAAGACATACAACATCCTATGGGGTGGAGCAGGATCAGGCAAAAGTCAGACAATGATTCAGCTACTGCTGGCTGAGATATGCGACCATAAGGCTAATCAGTTTCAGACTTATTTTGTAATCCGCAAAGTAGCCTCAACCCTGAGAAACTCAGTCTTTGCAGACTTTCAGAATAAGATTACTGAGTGGGGCTTGAATAAGTTATGCCGGACTAAGACTGGTTACTTAGAGATTCAATCAGGAGGCAACAAGATTGTATTCCTTGGCTGTGATGATCCTGAAAAGCTAAAGTCACTTAGCCAAGCCAAATACATTTGGATTGAGGAGGCAACTGAGCTAACACTTGAGGACTTCACGCAAATCACATTGAGGCTTCGGGGCAAGTCAGAGCATCCTAAGAGGTTCTTTTTGACATTCAATCCTGTCTCAGACAGTCACTGGATTAAAAAGAGGTTCTTTGATGATGTGCCGCTAAAGGAGCAAGATGATGTGCTAAGGCTTCATGGCACTTACCTTGATGCTCTTGACTTTCTTGATGACCAATACCCAATTAGGATGGAGGCACTTAGGGCAGTAAGTCAGACTTACTATGAAGTCTATGCCTTAGGCCAATGGGGAGTTTGGGATAGGGAGAGCCTATTTGTTACAAGCTTCGACTACAGTCATCATGTCTATGGTGGATACATCAAAGCATCACCTACACATGACCTTTACCTATCCTTTGACTTCAATGTGACCAACACATGTGTAGTAAGTCAGTTCATCAAGTATGGCTATGATGCCGACCATTATGCCAACATCAATGTCCTTAAGGTTTATAGAGTCGGTGACCTTAGCACCTTATGCCAAACAATCAAGCAGGATTATCCAAACATGAACTATGTCATCAATGGTGATGCTTCAGGTGCTGCTCGTAATGCATTTACTCAAGGCAACATTAGTGCTTACTTGATGATCAAGAACTACCTGAACATTGTGGACATGCAACTACAAGTGCCTAAGGTCAATCCTTCACACATTGCCAGCAGGCTTATCACCATCCTGCTATTTCAAAAGGCTAAGATTAAGATAAGCGAAAAGAGTTGTGCCAATCTAATCACAGACCTCAAGGAGGCTAAGGTAGATAGGATTGGAAGCCTTGATCCTTGGAAGAATAAGAACCCTGACAAGTCTCACGCATTAGATGCTTTTCGTTATTTTATTTTCTCTAATTTTGCAGAAATCACCAGCAACTTCAATTTAGAAAAGTATGGCACAATGCTGCAATAATTGTTTCAAAGCCTGTGAGCCTCTCAATAGTTGTCCTGATGCTTTCTTGGTGCTTGTGCCTCCTGCTTATCCGGAGAGTGAAATCATCCTGAACATCAATAAACCAGGCATGAATGCCCGAATCAGTCAGCTTCTTGAGATTGATTACTTGGGATATGTGACCATTGATTTGGCAGGCTGTCCTGATGGCTTTTTCAATCCTTATGCCGGACAATATGAGTTAGAGTTCATAAATCCCACCAATAATAAAGTTTTTGAATTTACTGCTGTTGATGGCTTAATATACTCAAGCATTTGCTTCTCATTTGCCCAAACCTACACCAATGGAGAAGGCATCAATGAGGTCTTTTTAAATATCTTCACCGACTTAATCCCTGATCCTTACTATGTATGATGAACTTGTTGCTAATTGTGGAGGCAAGCGCAGAGGCTGTTGCCTTATTGAGTTGCCTAAGCCTGCTGAATTTGACTCTGATTGCTCTGATCAGTGCAGCTTTTTCCTTGTTTTTGGATTATCTGCTGGAGGATCACCCACTTGGGCAATGGTATCTGTCCCAAATTCAGAAGTTGCCGACTTTGTGGGCAAAGCCACTTGGTGAATGCCCATTCTGTTCAGGGGCTTGGCAGTTCCTGGTTATCTCTTGTCTAATCTTTAACCAACCATTCTATCTATGTTCAATTTTCTTAGGCGTAAACCATCTGTTCCTCCTCCTGCTCAACAAGTGGCAAAAGAAGATGCTCTACAAGCAGAAAGTAGCCGAATACTTTACAGGGGAGTAGCACCAAAGGACAGATGGGATCAGATTGAATATGCCTTTACAAGTGGAGGTGTCAAATACTTTAAATTCGTATCTGAGGTTAATGTGCCATTCCAAAGGGCAGTAGCTGCCAGGGATATATTCACCGAGGAATTATGGCAAATCAATCCTGACTATCTCAGAGGCTGGAACAATGGCCTAATCAATCTTCTGATGGACAAGAAGAAGAAGGATGATAAAAAGCTTTATGAGATAGGTGTGATGGCCTCAAGACTCAAGGAGCAAATGGAGATGTCAGTGAGCCTGCTCAGGCAATTAAAGCTTGCAACAGTTGTATACTTTGATGAGGTTGAGAATCCTTTGGACTATCAATACCCATACAACAAGCAGAAGCTTGAGCATTGGATGAAGTCCAATGATGTAGAAGGTTTTTTTTTGAATCTGCCGGAGTACGCCTATCTGCCCTCTTTGACAGAATACAGCATGAATTTTCCGACCTATTTGCAAGCAGAAACTCTCCAAAGCCTAAACAACCTGAAGCACATTATTGGACTTCAATTATCAGACAGCACAGACAAAGATTTGCTGAAGTCCTTAGAATCGCAGGTGGAGATGCTTACCGAGCTAAATTCTTGGTCGAAAGGCCAATCTATGAGTACTATCTAATATATTCGACTTGGATAACTGAACAGAAGTCTAAAAGACTTAATAAGTAGGCATTTTTTTTTGTGTTTCGTTTTACAGAGAAAGAGCCTCCCAAATTGGGGGGCTTTTTATATTAACTTTGCGAGAAATAGAAGAACATGGCAACCATTTCGACCAATGATATAAAAATCAGGTATGACATTGACCTGAGTAAGCTTCAGCAAGCAACATCACAATTTGATAAGATCACTGCTGAAGAAAGAGAACTGCTCAAGGAATTAGGTAAACTAAAAAAGCAGTTTGAAGAGGTTGGCGATAAGGCTAAGAAAAGCGGTAAGGATAGTGGTGATGCAATGGGTAGCATGGGTCAAATTGCCTCTAAAGTTGGGCCTATCATTGGTGGAATTTTCGCTGCTGATAAGGTCATGGGATTTGCCAAAGAGGTAATTGCTGTTACTGCTGAGTTTCAGAAATTGTCTGCTGTTCTTACTAATACTCTTGGAAGCAGAAGTGCAGCAGCAGGAGCAATGACTAAGATTCAAGAATTTGCCTCACAAACTCCTTTTAGTGTTCAGGAACTAACTGCATCATTTGTAAAACTTGCAAACCAAGGCTTTACTCCAACAACAGCAGAACTTAGAAAACTTGGAGATTTAGCTTCATCAACTGGTAAAGGATTTGATCAATTGGCTGAAGCAATTATTGATGCTCAGACTGGCGAATTTGAAAGGCTTAAGGAGTTTGGCATTAGAGCAAGCAAAGCAGGTGACCAGGTTACTTTTACTTTTAAAGGCATTCAGACTCAAACTGAATTTACCAATGATGCCATTAGGGAGTATTTGGTTTCATTAGGTGATTTGCAAGGTGTAAGTGGCTCAATGGCTGCTGTATCTGCAACATTGGGAGGTCAGATTAGCAATTTGGGAGATACATGGGATACATTTTTAAATACAATAGGAACTAACCTTGCACCTATTTATCAAAAAGCACTTGCATTGACTGCTTCATTCTTGAATCAACTTAATGACCTATTTGGCGGTAAGCAGATAAAAGAGGCTGGAGAGCAATACAACAAGATTTATGAAAAGTTTAGCAAAGCAAGTCCTGAAGCCTTGTCAAATGGTATAAAAAATACAGCCAATACCATTAAAAGCCTTAAAGAAAGACTTGATGCACTTAAAAAGACTTATGCTGAGGAAAGTCATGCAGCAGAGGTATTAAGAGAAGAGTATCGGGCCGCGGGGTCTGAATATGATGACATTCAGCAGCAAACAATAACAACTTCAAGAACTGTTACTGCTCAACAAATAAGCGATCAAGAAAAGATTTTAAAAGGATATCAATTGAACCTTGATGTTTTTACTAAACTATATGATGAAAAAAAGAAAAATGTTGAAGTTGATAAGCAAACTGAAAAGCAAATCAAAGCTGAGTATGATGCAAGGATGAAAATTCTTGAGCTTGAGAAGCAACAGCAAATCCTAATGGCTCAAATTAGAGGGGAGAAATTAGGGGAGTTTGGGGCTGAAAAGGTTTTTGCTGAAAAGGTGTATAATCTTAAAAAGGACTACAGTAATAAGAACATTGGAATAAGCAAAGATGAAGTAAAAGTTGCTGAATTAACATCTATGCAGAGAGCAAAAGCCTATGAGGATGCTGCAAAAGCTGAATTACTTGTTACGAGGCAAGTAAAGATTGCAGTTGCTGATGAGGATAAAAAAGCCTATGATAATAGACTTGCCCAAATGAAGAAATGGCAAAAGGATTATGAGGCAGGATTGGCTGAAGAAGTTGCTGCAAAGAAAAAAGCAGAGGAACAGAAGCAAGCAGTTCAGCAAAAGGCTGTTGAACTTGCTCAGACAATTGTCCAAGGTTCATTTGACCTATATCAGGCAAGCCTAAGTAATCAGATGACTCAATTAAATAAAAGATATGATGAAGAAGTAAGGCTGGCAGATGGAAACAAGCAGAAGCTGGTTGAATTAGAACAGCAAAAAGCAGCAGAAGAAAAAATTATTAAAACAAAACAGTTTCAAGCTCAACAATTATCATCTATTGCTAACATAGCTTTTGCAGCTGGGCCTGAGATTGTCAAGTATGCTGTAAGTGCGCCTCCTTTGGCTGCCTTAGTTGCAGCAATTGCTGCTGCCCAGGTTGGCTTTGTACTTGCTCAACCTGTACCTGAGTTTGCAGAGGGTACTAAAGGCAAGGCTTTCAAAGGAGGAAAGGCAATGGTAGGTGAAAGAGGAGTTGAGAAGGTAGTAACTGAATCGGGCAAAGTTTACTTTACTCCACCAACTGCTACCCTCGTAGACCTTCCTAAAGGATCTCAGGTAATTCCTAACCATGCTCTAAGCAAGCAGGAAATATATTGGGGCAGTATGCAGTCAGGAAGACAAGCAAATAATGGCAGTCCAATGATTGGCAAACTGGATGAACTTGGAAGCATTCTAAAAGGCCTGCCCATTACTCAATTAAACATGGATGAGAGAGGCTTTGAGAAATTCATTAGAACACCAAGAAGGACAACTAAAATTTTAAACAATAGATTTAGGACTGAGAATTAATGTTTGGTTTAGATTAGTAAAAAGGGGGTGGCATTGCTATCCCTTTTTTTTGGCTAATTTTGGGACATGGCAGGATGGAATTTTTTTCTTAATGGCACTGAGGTAGAAGAACCAATAGGCTGGGATGCCATTGAGTTCACAGCCATCAGGATGGAATCACATGGCATAGACCAACCTTTTTCTACTGAAGTCAAGTTCTATGAGAAAGGGGCTAAACTTATTAAGGCTCTTTATGACCTATATTTCATCAATGCTGAGATTGCCATACAAATCACTTCTGATGTAGGTTACAATGGTGAGCCATATCAATTTGATGGCATGCTTAACCTCGCAATCTATGAGGAGCATAATGTTTGTGATACCGACACTTGGGAGATAACAGTTGGAATTATTGATGACAATTTTAGGGAGCAGTTCAAGGCAAGGGAGGATGTGGAGATTGATTTAACTGCAACAAAAGACCTTAATGGTAATACAATTAATCCTTTAGTTTGGAGGCAAACAAGGCTTCACATTCAAGACCTATTCTTGGTTGGTAATGGAGGAAATTTAAAAACATCAGAGGTCACATTTGCCTACAATAACCCGGCAGTTGTGCCAATCTACTGGAACAAGTCAGACTTTAAAGGCTCTTATGGAAGCACCTTTGATGTCAATGCAACATTGATAAGTGCTTGGGGAGATAGTCCAATATTTGTAAACAATGGAAGCATTGCAAGGACTTTCACTTATACTGTGGATGTCAATGTTGATTTGACAAATATGAATGCCTCAAATCCATATCAGATGTTTATTACTCTTGGTGTGGTTTCAGGCTCAACATTGGTTTCATTTCAGACCCTTTACACAACAGCATCACTGCCACCATTCAACACTGAGCATGTAGAATTTACTTACACTTGGACTGTGACACTTCAACCAGGGGAAAAGCTGAACTATGTGATTGAAGGAGAACTACAAGGAAGTGCAGGAGGTTATAAGGCAGAGTTTGCGCTTGGGAATAAATTTGCACTTGAGGAAATCAATGTTGATTCATGGTCTTCATTTGCTGAAACTCTAACCATTGAGGAGTATCTGAGAAGATGCATCTATTTGACTACTGGTAATGATGATGGATTGCTTTCAGATGTTTTCAGTGAGTCTGGTGATGGTTGCTATTGGAACAATGCCTTGACTAATGGAGTTAGATTGAGGCAAGCACAGACAAGCAATAATCTAAATGCCTATAAAACTTCATTTAAGAAAACATTTGAGGCACTTGATAGAATCTTTTGCCTTGGATGGGCATTTGAATGGACAGGCACAGAATGGAAGATAAGAGTTGAGCCAAGGGAGTACTTTTATGAGAACTCAATTAGTCAAACCTTTGAGAATGTCGGTGAAGTAACCACAATGGCAAAGGTTGATTTGCTTGCAAACAATATCCAGCTTGGCTATGATGAGAAATGGAAGAACATAGCCTTGTCAGGAACTTATGCCATTCATACTGATCGCAATTACTTTGTTGCCAATAGAGCAATGAATGAGAATTCATCAGCCAAGTTGGACATTAGAAGTGGCATAATTGGGGAAGGATATGCAATTGAGTTCAGCAGAAGGCTTCAGGCATTCTTTGATGACTCAGGTAGTTCAGACAGACCTAATGATTATGAAACCTTTATAATTTGGCTTAATAGGTATGAATTAACCATTGAAGATGTTGAATTGACATGCTACAAATTGCCTGAACAAGTTGGCACAGCAGTCTTTAGTCCAGGCACAGTAAGTCTTACAAGTAATCTCATTACTTTCTCAAATAGTGAGGTAGGCAACCTTTACAACATCTTCCACACACCTGCCCGAATTGCTTGCAGATGGTGGAAGGTTTTAGGCATGCATACCTATGGACTGACCAATCCAAGGCTTCAGTTTCAGGTTGGAGAGTATCAGACAGCCTATGCCAGCGCAATCTCTGACTCTGTAGAGCCATGCATTCAAATCCCTTCTGAGGTAACCATTGCGGAGAACTCAGACATCTATGCGGACATTATAGTTCCTGAAGCTGCTGAGTATTTATTCAAGCCTATTGGAGTTGAATTTAGCTACCCACAAAGTCTATGCGATTTCTTAACTTTGTCTCAAGATGAGCAATACCGGAAAGTCAGGCTCACTTCAGGCTCTTTGGATATTCAAGGCTTCATCATAGAGGCCACCAATCAGCCGGAGGATGCTTCCGGAGGTACGACAAAGTTCACACTTCTTCAGGCTAATCAACTTGCACCAACAGGCGCAGCATTTGATACAGGCTTTGATGATGGTTATCAAATAGGTGATTAATGGCAAATTTAAACAGAGCCAATCTAATAACTGAGAGTGCAACTCTCTTTCCCGATAACAACACCCAAGAGATTTCTCCTGCTGATTTAAGGTCTTGGCTTGCTGATGGCACTGCCAGCTTTGTGACTCAGAAGGACAAATCCACTCTTGAGAATGCAATATTTGAGAACCAAGGTTCAACCTTAGCATCAGCAGCAACAGTAGACCTTAATACTGCAACTGGAAACTATCTGCACATTTCAGGTACTGCAACAATCAATTCCTTTGGCACTTGTCCAGCGGGATCAAGGTTCATCATTGTCTTTGATGCTGCTGCGACATTGACTTACAATGCCACAAGCCTAATCATTCCAGGATTAGCAAATAAGACTGCTGCTGCCGGAGATTGTTGCATGATTGTCTCTGAGGGTTCAGGCAATTGGAGGGTTGTTGGCTACTTCGCAATAAGTGGAGGAGGTGGAGGAGGAAGTGGAACAGTTACATCAGTAGACCTGACAATGCCTTCTGCATTTGCAGTTAGTGGCAATCCAATAACTACCGCAGGAACTTTAGCAGTTACAGGAGCAGGATTAAATAGTCAATATGTAAGAGGGGATGGCACATTAGCCAACTTTCCAACATCTACCGGAGGAGGTAGTTCAGTAAGTTACTATTTGAATGGTTCAATAACACAATTAACAATAAGCGGAGATACTTATTATCAAATGAGTAAAACTCCTGTTTTTGGTAGTGGAACTAATTTCACAAGAACATCTGCTTCAGGAAATGGCTATATAGCTTCATTTATAACTGATGCTGGAGATCCTAATATTCTTTCAATCCCTGGTGGCAATTTTAATTTAGAGTTTTACTTTAATGCTTCATCAGGAGGGGGAAGTCCTCAATTTTATGCTGAAATATACAAGTATGATGGCGCATCATTGACCTTAATAGGTTCAGGCAGTACCAACCCTGAAGGAATAACAAACGGAACAACAGTAGATCAATATTTTACATCAGTTGGTGTTCCTACCACTGCTTTGGCTTTAACAGATAGGCTTGTAGTAAGAATTTATGTAATTACATCAGGGCGAAATATTATTCTTCATACTGAAGATAACAACCTATGTCAAGTAATTACTACCATTAGCACTGGTCTTACTGCCTTAAATGGTCTGACTGCTCAAGTTCAGACATTTGCAACAGGAACAAGTGGAACTGATTTTAATATTAGTAGTTCTACCAATACTCATACTTTTAACATTCCCGATGCATCTGCAACTGCAAGAGGCTTGATTACTACTTCTGCTCAGACCTTTACTGGCATCAAAACCTTTGGCAATGGTACAAGTGCAGGAGAGATAAGGCTTCTTGAGCCTTCAGGAAGTGGGACTGAATCCGTTGGTATCAAGGCTCAGGCAATGGGTTCTCCTTGGGATTTAACTTTGCCAAATTCGGGAGGAACTTCGGGATATGTTTTACAAACAGATGGCGCAGGAATTACAAGTTGGGTTAAAAATGGAGGGGCAATTAGTTCTGCCTATCTAATGGACACCACAGTGACACAAGTTACTGGCACAACTTCTGAAACCTTATTAAAGTCACTTCTTATTCCTGCCAATACATTTTCAAGCAACTCAGGCTTTAGGGTTCAATGTAGGATTTACAAGCCTAATGGTACAGGTTTTGCAGGAACATATCGTGTATATCTTAATACCACTAATAGCCTCAGTGGAGCATTATTAGTACAAGGACCAACTACAATAAATGCAGGTTCAAATAATTCAGCATCTTTATTTAGATCATTTTTAATTGTAAATCAAGCCAATTCAACAATTATAACTGGACTTATAAATGGAATTGATCCAGACCTACAATTTGGCGCATATAGCAACATAAACATGAGTTGGGCGGTTAATCAATACATAATTGTCTCTGCTACCAATAACACGGTTGGAGGCATTAGTCAATGCGTATCAATTCAAATAATCCCTCAATAATGGAAGAAATTACATTTATCAATAACATCATTACCTATCGAGGTTATGATTACTCAATTGGATTTGTTGAATTAGGTTCAGATATATCTGCCATTGTCAATTTGGTGAATGATCCTTACACATTCAACATTGCTTTATTTGAAAATGAAACCACAATCAACGGAGTCCTTCAGACATCTGCTCAAATGATTATTGACACCCTGACCAATGCCTAATTCATTCTACCGATTTCAGCCTGCTTGGAATGCAGGGTTCTATCCTGACAACCAAATCACTGCCAATCTACTTAATGAATTGGCTACAACTGTTGATGCATGGTTGCCAGGGTTTTTCCCAAGCAAGACCTTGAGCCAATTGGTTGCAGGAGTTAAAGGGCAAATGGATGTGTTTAATGCATCTCCTTATTTCGGAGGCTTTACATTAACTTATCAGACTATTCCTGATTTCCCAAACTATGAATACAATATCAATATCAGGAATGCTGACTTGGCTCAGACAGACAATAGTCAGGTTGTAGTAGTTAATGGCTTTTTCAATAATACAACCAAGGAAGTCCTTAATGCCAATGTTATAACCTTTACTCCTGGCAGTTATTCAGGCACATTTGATGCCTCAGCCATTACAGTTGAGGCAGAGGTTGATCGGGCATTGCAGATTGTTGAGCAGAATGGTTCAGCCTTCTTCCCGATGCCTTACTCTTATGATGCCACAAGTGGCATTGCCACAAGTGGACTTGCAAGAGGCAAGAACTGGCAGCTTGATTCTTCAGGCAATCCCACAAGGCTTCCTGCCGACACATTGCCTAAAGAGAATGCAAGGACATTCAATATTGCATCTCAAACTGCTGAGGATAGGTATTGCATCAGCTTGATGGAAAAGGTAATCAACTTCAGTCTAAGTGAGACTGATGAAACATTGATTCAGGCTTACTTTAATACCTTCACTGTCCCTGATGGATGGACTGCTTCATTTACAATAGTATCAGGAACTTACACAAGGGTTTTATGCTTGTTGTATCGTGATGACAGAAGCTTGCTGATGATTGGCAGGCTTGATACCAATTGGCTTTGGCAGAGGTTCATTAATGAAATAGATAGCAGTGACACAACTTACTTTAATTCTTATGCATCAACTACTCCTTTGCCTTACTCACCTCTCTCAAGCTTTCAGTGGCTCTATGGTGATTGGTATGATATGGAGTTTGTTGAGTTCACAGATGGCTGCTATGTCTCTCCTGAGTTCTATGCCATGCCTGCAATCCCTGGAGACAATTGGCAATTCAATGTGCCATCTGATGAGGGCAATCTAACTGGACTTGATTCTGCTTTGGTTGGCTTATTTAGTGAGAATGGACAATTCATTCAGCAGATAGGTGAGGCTAATTTGCCAATCGGCCCAGCCTGCCCTACTCCAAACACTTGCAATATTGTATTTTCATATATATTATTGGCTGATGAGGTTGCAACTTATTTAGCCACAATTAATTCATTTATTCCGGGAAGCCCACTTTTGCCTAATGGCAATTTAAGATGGTCTTTTCTTGATGATATTAATCCTGAAATTGTAATCGGAAATCATGTTTTAGATTTTGGAGATGCTGACCTTACCATGTCTGACATCATAACTATAGCTGATGGTTTTGATATTGAAGTAATTGAGAATGAAGGAAATTATAGTTTTTCTTATACTCGCAATAATTTAGCTTGTGGCAATTATTACTACATAAATAATACTGCATTTAATGGGATGGCTTTAGATGAAGTTCTATGGACATCTGACCAAGTAGCTTGTGTTTGCGATTTAATATCAACAAGTCAATTTCAAGCCACAAGCTTAATTCCTGCTGTTTCTTCAGGCTGTTATAGGCTTGGGGTTTACAATGAATCTGAAGGAGGTTTTTATCTCTACTCCTTGAGCAACATCATAAACATTGATTCCGCAGATTGCTTTTCAACCATGATTGAATTTTGGGCAAATGATAACTCAATTGCTCAGGGCTTTGAGTATTTCAATGGATGGAAGCAGAGAGTAAGACTTGGCCTAAATGGTGGAGGAGCAAAGCCTGTGATTGAGGAAAACTTATACAGGCAATCAAATGGAGTTCACAAAAGGCCTCAGAACAAGCAGGATTTATCATTAGATTTGCATTCAGATTTTATTGATGAACAGACTCAGCTTGCGCTTGTTGATGCCACTCGACATCCGTACTTAGTTTGGAACAATAAGTCAATCTTTGTGAAGGGAGATATTGATGTTGCCACCATTCAAGATTTCACAACACAGTCATCATTTGAAACCT